TAAAGACACCGACAAAGATAGCAACCCATTAACGTCTCCAAGCCGATTGGAGAGCGTTTTAAAGCCTACAACTAACGTAAATCTCGCTATGGATGCAGAAAACGTTATGATACAAACGAATGGTAGGGAACTTTTTTCTGGTGGCGGAGATAGAGGTTTTAATTTAGGCGCTGCGCTACCTCTTGGAGAGGACGACAAACAGAGTATAGAGAAAAATTTAATACATGATTATGGGCTTACGGGCGCAAAAAAACGCTCAATAGCCACAAATCAGCTAGTTAATTGGCAATCACTACATATAAAGCTTAAAGATTTAGGGCTTCACGAAAGCATAAGCAGTAATTCAAATCTAATTAGAGAGGCTTACGAAGTGCCTAATGAGCTTTATAAAGCGTTTCAAAAAGGTTCTACTTACGAAAACCAAAAAGAGGCGCTTATTTCATTTATTCAGCGCACAATGCAGCCAATAGCAGACGATTTTGCTAAAACATGGAATAAAGTGTTTTATCCTGAAAGCGGAAAAGGCAGACTTATAGCAACATTTGAGCATTTGCCTGTAATGCAGCATACAGAAGAAAAGAAAGCTGAAAAGGTGCTTAAAATAGCGCACGCCATGTATAGATTGACACAAGCTGGAATGTCGCCTGATGAAGCAAGAAGCTTTATTGAGTCTCAAGGCGTAAATTTTGAAGAATAATGGAGAAGAAAAAAGAGAAGAAAAAAGAGAAAGATAACTTAGCGAAAAAACTGCGCAAAATCAAGCAAGAAAAGCGCGGAGAAATCGTTAGAAAACAATAATACCATGTCTAAGATTAAAATACCTACTTTCAAAAGCCGAGAAGATAGAAACAAATTTCTCGTAGAGCATAAAGAAGATTTAATAACGCAAAAAGCGCAAACAATAAAGCTCGCGGATGCTTTTGGTAGCGCAGATATTTTTGTTCCTGAAATAGAACAATCACTTAAAGAGCTAACTATCAAACAGCTAGACGATGCAGGTGTTAATCTTTTAGAAAAAGAAGTTTTTACAGTTAAGGCAGTAATAAACTCAACAGGCATTTTTGATAGTCATAAAGACGTACATCTTAAAGGCTGTTGGAAAAAGACTTGTAGAGAAAATAAGCGTTGGTTGCACGTACAAGAGCATAAATCAAGTCAATTTGATAAGATTATAGCAAGCGGAGACGACTTAAAGGCAACCAACAAAACTATAAGCTGGGCTGACATGGGCTATGAGCAGTTTAAAGATTTTGAGGATGCGGAAGTTATACACTTTACGTCAAAAGTGCGCAAAAACAGAAATCCTTATATGCACGAGCAATACGCAAAAGGGTATGTAAACAATCACTCTGTTGGAATGAGATATGTTTGGGATAAACTATTCTTGGGCATAAATGACGAGAAGTACGAAGAAGAATATGAAACATGGGAAAAATATAAAAATCAAATAGTCAACATCAAGGATGCTGAAAACGTTGGCTATGCGTGGTTTGTTGCAGAAGCAAAGGGAATTGAGGGTAGCGCAGTACCTTTAGGCTCTAATTTTGCGACACCTACTATTTCAGCAAAACACGAGCCGTCCGCAGAGGACACTCAAAAAGAGGAAGCCGAGAAATCACTTCAAAACATCAAACATTATTTTATTAATCTTTAATTTTAAACAATGAAAACATTTAAAGAGTTTTTACAAGACAAAGGTATTTCTGATGCTGATTTTATGGCAAAATCTGCGGAAGAAGTAGCAAAGCTAACTGCGGAGTACAACAATGTACTTTACAAAGCTTTAAACGACAAAATCAACAAAGCTGCTACGCAAGATGCGTTGGAGTCTGTTGAAAATGCTATACGCAAATTTATGGGCGATAGCGACAACGAAGAAGCTATTAAGGACGTAACCGTAAAAGGTTTAGTTGACACCTTACGTAAGCAAGGCGAAGAAATCACCTTGTTAAAAGATAGCGGAAAAGGTAACGATCCAGAGCAAATGTCCTTAAAAGAAGCTATCAAATCTGCTTTACTTGAGGAAAAAGAAGCTTTTGAAAGTCTAAAAGACGACAGGAAAGCGACTCTTACCTTTACAGTTAAGGCGGCAGGTACAATGCTTACAACTACCAACTTAACTCCTGTCGGAAACAGAATTGCTCGTACAGAAAATGACGGATTGACCCGATTTGTGCGCAGAAATCCTTTTATACTTCAAATCGTATCTAATCGCTCAACAAACGCAAAAGTTGTGTATTGGACGGAAATGGTAAACGAGGACGGTACTGTTGCTATGACGGCAGAGGGTGCTGTTAAGAGTCAAGTTGATTGGGATTATGTTGAAGCAAGCGCAGAAGTGCGTAAAATGACTGCTTTCACTAAGGTTTCAAAAGAAATGCTTGATGATGTTGACGGTTTTGCCGAAGATATTGAAGCAGAGCTTACAGAGAGAATGTTATTGTTCTTAGATGACAGAGTGTTAAAAGCAGACGGTACAGGTATTGAAATCGTTGGTATTGACACTAACGCGACTCCTTTTGCCGCAGGTTCTTTAGCGAATACTATTGACGGAGCAAATGATACAGATGCGATTAGAGCAGCTATTGCTCAAGTTTACAGAAGTTTGTTCGAGCCTAACTATATTTTGGTTCATCCTGACAAATTAGCCGCTATGGACTTACAGAAAGGAACTGACGGGCATTATTTGATGCCACCATTTGTAAGCGCAAGCGGAATGGCTGTATCAGGTATTCCTGTAATATCAAACACAAACGTTGGTGTTGATGACTTTTATGTAGGCGATTTTAGTCGTTACATTTTTAAATTGCGCGAGGGTATTTCTATTCAGTTGGGCTACGATGCTGACGATTGGACTAAAAACCTTATTACGCCACTTGCCGAAATGAGAGGTGTTGGATATATTCCACAAAACCACTATGGCGCAATCGTAAAAGGTGTGTTCACAACAGCTAAAGCTGCGCTTGAAACCATTTAATAAACAGTAATTTTTAACTCTAAATAAATAGTACAATGGCAAAAAACAAAAACACAGGCTTTTATGAAGCCAATACAGTAGAGATTAAGCATGGCGGTAAATCTTACCGAGTGTTTAAAAACGAAAAAGAAGCAGTCTTAGCAGGTTTGAAAAAAACTGATGCTAAAAGCAAAAAGTAATCTAAAGTAAAATGAGCATTATAGTAAACGTTTCGGATTTTCAATCAGGTAAGTTCTACATACCTAATGCCCGTGATATTAGCGCAAATAATATTGCTACGCAAAAAGGCGAGGTAGAAAAAACTATTGATAAATACGAGCGTTTACTGCTTATACAAGCTTTGGGAGTTACGCAGTACACTACGTTGAAAAAACTTATAGACAACAATATTCTTGGCGATAGCGACAACAAGAAATGGGCTAAATTAGTGAATGGCGATACTTATACGGCGCAAGACGGAAAAGAATATATCTTTGACGGTTTAAAATCCAAAGAGGGATATGTTAGTTTTGTAGCCGCGTATATTTACTGCAATTTTTTGCGTGATGACGACAGTACCTACACAACAGCAGGTACGGTCAGAGACACAGCCAAAAACGCAACAAGTGTAAGCGCAACACCTAAGTATATTGAAGCTTGGAATGAATTTATAGCAGGTTATCAAGGTTTTGGAACTTATGAGAACACGCCAAAAATCATTATGAACGCAAGCGGAGATTTAGGCTTGGATTATTTTAGCGGAACGCAACATTTTCGCTCTTTATGGCAATACATGAGAGACATGAACGATTTAGAAGCCGATACCTATGACATAGACCAATTTACGGTCTATAAACAGAAAAACTCCATGGGAATATGATAATTACAGAGAATATATTGCGCGACATGGTAGCACAAATGCCTGAAATAGTCTTACAACGAGACGAACTTGGCAATCCTGTTATTTCGCGCAAACCTGTATTTCATTGGGGAGATAGGCATGAGCTTGTAAAATTTCTTGCGCTCAAAAAAGATGATGCTTACCCTTTGGTTTGGCTTATGCTGGGCAAAGATAAGTATGTGAGTAACGAGAACATTGTTGATAGAGAATGTGTATTTATTTTAGCTACAAGGGAAACTCGCAAAGATTTATTATATTCAGAGCGATATGCTCTTAGTTATGACATTGTTTTAAACCCGTTACTGAATTACCTTTTACAAGGGCTGCGAAATTCTGATGTAACGAATATTTTGGACGATGAAGTAATGGTTGAGAGACACCCAGACTATACGGAGAGTTACTACAAAAACGATAATGATAATTTCACAATAGATTTGTGGGATGCCATTAGAGTTACGGTAGATGTAGAGTTTAACAAAAACTGTTTAAAAGAAATATCATGGCAGACAATTTAAAAAGCGAAAAGCCAAAGAAGCAACGCAAAGTTTCAAAGAAGAAGAATGGCAAGAAATTCATTGTCAAGACCTCTAAGAACATTGGCGTAAATCCTGACGGTTCTTATAAAGAAGTTTATAAGCGCAACGAGGAAATAGAGCTTTTCGATAAGCATAAAATCGAAACATTAAAATCATTAAATATCATTTAAGATGACAGCACAAGAATTAGAAAATTTAGGCGTATGCGGCACAGGAAGTGCGCTCGGCTTTAACACCGAGAATGGCTGCGCTGATATTATCAAGGCTGCTTACGCGATTTGGTTAATTAGCCCAAGCGTAACGATAGCCGCAGACCAAGAAGTTGATTTGACTTACATTAAATCACTTCAAAAAGCAGGTCAATTAGTCGTTATCAAAGGTGTAAACACTTTTGAAGAAAACGGTTCAGACGATGCTTTTGAAACGTTAGACGATGACACTAAGATACTTACCAACAAAGGAAAGTACAACTTTATGGCAACGTTTACGCACGGAATGTATTTTCAAAGAGCTTTAGGTTCAATAGAGGGCTTTGGAAATTGGAGAACTGCTTATGTTGACAACGCAGGTAAAGTTGTTTTAACTAAGCTTGAGAACGGTAGTTATAGAGGTTTTAGAACAGGTCAAATAACACCTAAGAAATTAACTATGCCCTCAAATTCTGCTTCTTTGAAGCAAGGTTTGGAGTTTCAGTTATTAGACCGTTTTGAAATGGACGATAACCCTGTTGTATGGGATAAAGGAAATTTAGGTTTTGATCCTAGATTAGTTGAGCCAATCACGCAAGTTTATTTAAGCTTGACTGCCGTACCAGCAAATGCTGATACTGAACTTTCTGTTAAAGCAACATTTGACAGAGGTAGAAAAGATGCGTTTAGCGGCGCGTTGTTCGGTCAGTTTAACAACAAGATAAATGGCGCAGATAGCAACCCAACAGCAGGAGACGACAGCGCAACAGCAGGAACTTACGTTCTTACTGTACCTGCATTAGCAACAGGTCAAAATGGCGCAATAAAGCTTTACGATGTGGCTAACAACACAGATGTTGTTGAAGTTGACGGAGAGCTTTATAAGTCTAACACAGAAACTTATTCGGTAAGCTAATCCCCTTTTTTATCATAGATTGCGAAAAAGCCCTTGCATTTTAGCGAGGGTTTTTTTATATTAGTGCTTTATCATTGGTTGGTTATTTAGGCGCTGCGCAATTTCACAGGTTAAGAAAGCGCAGCGCTTCTTCGTTATGGGATATTTAAAGAAAAGAATAAACATGGTAAGGACTTTTAGGGCAAGGTTGCCCAAAGTTGCTATGGATGCTGTACTCAAGAATGAGAACGAAATAATCAACTACTATCAAATTTACCAAGTTGGCTCAAACTTAAAAGTAGGAACGCGCAAAACTCAAGTTAAAATTGGTTATTACGCGGAGGCTACACAAGAGATTTGGCGCGAAAGCTACTACTACACAAGTGAACTAGACAAAAGCTTTAGAAACGAATATTATATGTATTGGTCAGGTCAGTTTTTTGCACAAATGAGAATAGTGAAGCTTGGCGCAAAGCAATACGAGGTAATAAGTACCGTTTCATACTTTGACGAATTGCTTAGAAAGTACGGAGACATAATGACATTTAGCCAAGAGACAAAAAAATTCATAGAAAAATCGTATATTGAGCCACATATTAAAAAGGAACTAAGCAAATTACTCCAATCCATTACCTAAGCGCTACGGCTGCAACTACAAGGGTAAGAAACTGCGATCCTAGCGGTTTTATCAAGAGCTTAGAAAATTAAATCTAAAACCATATTCTATGCAGTTACCAAAAAAACTGTTTAAGCGCAGCGATAGCTTAGACAATATTACAGTATTTACATTTTTTGAAGTATTAAGTAGCGGAAACTATGTGTTACTTTATAAGAGCCGTTTTGCG